TGGTTTAGTCAGTTTTGGAATCGTGGGTTTGATGATAATTTTCCAGAATGGATTAGCCTACAAGCAGATTACACTGAGAATACTCGTATGGCTGAGTCGGATGTACAAGAAGCCCGCCGATCAATGTCAAAGTCGGAGTTTGAACAAGAGTACATGGCTAGCTTTACCACGTATGTTGGACAAATATATGATTTCAAAGCTGCTAGTGTCTGTGAATTACCCGAAAATACAAAAGGTGAAGCCATAGCTGGTTGTGACCCAGGTTACAGAGATGCTACAGCATTTGTGGTTATCATCTACGAACCAGCATCGGATTGTTTCTACGTGGTTGACGAATACTTACAAAGTGAAAAGACTACCGCGGAACACGCCAATGAGTTTAAAGCACTTTGTCAGCGTTGGGGTGTTGAAGTTATATTTATTGACTCTGCAGCTGCACAATTTGCTGGCGACTTGGCTTATCAATATGATCTGTCAACTACCAAAGCCAAAAAAGATGTGCTGCCCGGAATTGCCTATGTACAAACACTAGTAGCACAAGGTCGATTAAAAGTTGCACCACACTGTGAAAATGTACTAGCTATGTTTGACCAGTACCGCTGGGATCAACGTGAGGGTCTGCAGCGCGAGCGCCCTATGCACGATGATTATTCTCACATGGCTGATGCAGTTAGATATGCATTGTATACTTATACTCTATAGGTAGCAAAAATATTATGTTGACATTTTTGTGCCTAAAGAGTATAATACTAGTACAATAACATTAGCGCTAGCAAAAAATGTCAAGGTAAAACCTTACTATACTAAGTTAAATGGCTAAAAATACAAATAACCGTATTCCAGTAAAATGGGTACGCGATAAGGCTAAAGCAGCCTATGAAAAGAAGTCTGAATGTTTTATCTGTGATAAAACCCAAGATTTAGAACTTCATCACCTACACTCGGTAACAATACTTTTGGAACTGTGGGCTGAACGAAAAGGCTACGATATATCCTCCGATGAAGGTATTTTAGCTGTACGAGATGAGTTTATCACAGAGCATAATGTTGAGTTATACGATCAAGTTTACACCCTATGTAATCAGCATCATGTGGCGCTTCATAGTGTTTACGGTAAAGCTCCGAAACCTGGTAGCGAAGCTAAGCAGGCCCGTTGGATCGGGGTACAACGTGAAAAATATTTACTTGGTGGTACTAGTATAGCCCCTCAAAGTTTTGGCTCGTTTTTCTCAGAGTTCACATAGGGAATAACATGAGTTGGATTACAAAATCACAAGACTGGGTTCGCACAAAACTTAACCCAGCACAGACACGAATTGCAGAAGGCGAAGGTACTCATATCGGTACTACTGCCAAAATTAGTTACATTCAAGCATTCAAAAAGCTTGAGTCAGTTAACAGACCAGTTAACATGCTAATTAGTGCCTGCAGCTCACTAGACTACGATATCAAAGACAAAGCGCACGAAGGTGTTGCAATTGGCATGCGCCAAAAGCAGCTTAGTACTCTTTTAAACTTCAGGCCTAATCCGTATCAAAGTGCACAAGATTTTCGTGCTGCAGTATTTACAGATTACGTACTTGAGGGTAATGCGTTCGTACACTTTGACGGTACGTTTATGTATCATCTACCTGCTGATTCAGTAGAGATATTAACTGACGCAAAAACATTTATCCGAGGCTACCGTTACAACGGTGCTGTTGACTTCAAAGAATCCGAAGTATTTTACTTCAGAGACGTTAGTTCAGAATCAATTTATCGTGGAGCTAGCAGATTACAGAGTGCTGAACGTTCAGTAAATATCTTGTATTCAATGCAGCAGTTCCAAGAGCAATTCTTTGATAATGGTGCTATTTTCGGTTTAGTGCTAACTACCGATAATACTCTAAGTCAAGTTGCCAAAGAAAAAACAATCAACTATTGGTTACAGCGTTATAGCTCTAAAGCCGGCGGTAAAAAGCCTGTTATCTTAGATTCAGGATTAAAGCCACAACAGCTAGCACAAACCAGTTTCAAAGACATGGATTTTGATCAAAGCATCAAGACTCATGACGAAAAAATTATGCGGGCTATCGGCGTACCACCTATCTTACTAGAAGGTGGTAATAATGCCAATATTAGCCCTAATCTGCGTTTATTTTACCTAGAAACAGTTCTGCCTATTAATCGTAAGTTTATTAGTGCTATAGAACGTTACTTTGGTTATGACGTGGAGGCTATTACAAGTTCAGTAAGTGCTTTACAACCAGAACTAAAAGACGTTGCAGCGTACCACTCAACATTGGTAAATGCTGGAATTATTAGTGCTAACGAAGCACGTACAGAATTACGTTATGAGTCAAAAGCTGGTAACGATGATTTACGAATTCCTGCAAATATTGCAGGATCAGCCGCAAATCCTAGTACAGGGGGACGACCCGCCTCCGCTAAGGAATAACACAAAGGGGTATTATGGTAGATAAAAGTAAAGTCCTGTTTATTAACAGTTCTTTTACAAAGAGCGAGTCTCTACCTACTGCCGGCGAAACAATTGATTCAGTAACTATAGAAGGTTACGCTTCAACTAATGACGTTGACAGACAAGGCGATATTGTTCCTGCGAGTGTGTGGGAAGCTGGTATTAAAAATTACTTGAAAAATCCGGTAATTTTGGCGTACCATAATCACAGTGAGCCTGTGGGTAGGATGACGGATCATAAAGTAGACGAAAAAGGCTTGTATGTAAAAGCCCGAGTTTCTGCTGCTGCTGAAGACGTCTTCAATCTTGTAAAAGACGGTGTGCTAACCGCCTTTAGCATTGGTTTCCGTATCGTTGATGCGGAATATAATTCAGCCTTAGAGCTGTTTGTTGTAAAAGAACTGGAACTACACGAAATATCAATTGTGTCTGTACCAGCAAATCAAAATACACTATTTAGTCTTTCTAAGGCGTTTGATACGGCCGAAGAATTTAAATCTTTCAAAATGCAGTTTGCAAGCAAAAGCAACTCAGCTAATGGGCTAGACGCCTCCAGCGATGTAAACAGCGAAATTACCGAGGAATGGAAAATGGATCCAAAAGAACTACAAAAAATGTTGGCCGAGGCTGCTACTGCTGCCGCTGAACAAGCCACAAAATCTATATTAGCCGCACAAGAAAAAGCTGCTAGTGACAAAGCTACTGCCGACAAAGCAGAAGCTGAGCTACAAGACCGTATCAAAGCTGCTGTTGCTTTAGCAACACCATCTACTACTGGTGCTGAAGCTCTTATGGCTGAAGTCGAGAAGCGTTTCGCTGCTCAGGCTGATGAAACTAAAAGTGTTGTTGCTGGTCTAGAAAGCGCTCTTAAAGAGAAAGCTGCTGAACTAGAAGCAATCACAAAATCACGTATGCAATTCCAAGACGGTAAGTCTGGCGAAATGTCTTACGGTGAAAAAGAAAAAGCTGTACTATTAGCTAAAATGATCGGTAAAGGACTAGAAGGTTCTAAATTCGGTCGTGATATGGTACAAAAGTATGGTGCTCACGTTCCAAGCGCTACCTGGGAACTAGAAGTTTCTATGGCCATGGAAAATGAAGTACGTCGTCGTTTAGTTGTTGCACCTAACCTACGCGGTATTGCAATGAATACTAACGTAATGACTATTCCAGTTAACCCAGAAGCCGGTGTTGCTACTTGGATGGCTAACACAGCCTTCGGTACTGCTGCTAGCGCGGGTGCTGAAGCTACTCATGCACTAAAAGAGATTACTCTAAATGCATACAAAGTAGCTACCAACGAATACGTTGCCTACGAAGAAGAAGAAGATAGCCTATTAGCTATTATGCCTGTTATCCGTGACGCTATGGTTCGCCGTGTTGCTCGCGCTGTTGACCGTGCTATGCTACGTGGTGCAGGTTCCGGTAGCGATCCAGTTAAAGGTCTAGCAGCATATGATGCAGTTAGCTCTGTAACTCTAGATATCTCTGATGCTGCTAAGATGACTGTGGCTAAGCTACAGCTTCTACGTCGTGATCTAGGTGCATGGGGTCTTGATCCAAGCGAACTAGTTTACATCGTAAGCACAGAAAACTATTATGATCTATTAGAAGACGCAAGTTTCCTAACAGTTGATAAAGTTGGAACTCAAGCCACTTTACTAACAGGTCAAATTGGTGCAATCGGTAACACTCCAGTTATCGTAAGTGCTGAATTTGCTGACAAAGCTGCTGACGCAGTTGGCGCTATCTGCTTAAACCCAGGTAACTTCCTAGTCGGTAATCAGCGTGGTCTACGTATTGACACTCAAGACTTAGTGGAAACACAACGTCGTGTTATGGTAGCTAGCCTACGTACTGGTATGACACAAGTTACAACTAATTTAGGTGCTGGTGTTTCAGCTCTACGTTACGTAGCTTAATTAAGCTGACAAGGAACTTCGGTTCCTTGTCTTTTAAAAGGATTTTTTAAGTCCTTTTAAAAGACAAGAAAGGTAAATATGGGATTAAATCTTACAACAAAAGCAGACTATAAGACCTATGCTGGAATTAAGAGTACTAATGAAGATGCTGTAATTGATTTCATTATTCCTAAGATTTCTGAATTAATTAAAACATACTGCAATAGAACATTTGTCGACTACTGGTCGAGCCCAAATACTGAGGTATTTAACGGCGATGTAAATAAGTTCATTCTTAAAGAAACACCAATCGTAGCAATTAGTAATGTTCAGTTAAGTACTAACTATGGCCAAACTTGGACTGACTTAGTTCAATATAAAGACTGGGTACAGGATGGGGATACCGTCTTAAGTTTGGATAGCTCAGGATACTTTCCTAAGTTAATCAGAGGTTATAAAGTTATTTATACGGCAGGCTATAACGATGTACCCGCAGACTTAGAAGCAGCAGTTTTGGACTTAATAACTTACTATCGCAGACAAGATAGCGCTATTCATAGTTCTAAGTCGCCTGGTACAAACACAGTGCAAATTGAATATATTTCTACAACTAGTTTACCAGCACATATTAAACGTATTTTAGACTTTTATAAGGCAGACTATACGTAATGGCTACCGGAAGTACAACTCTTAAAGATCTATTAAATACTTTAGATAAAGAAGTAAGAACACAACTATTATTTGATACTCGCAAATTAGATTTAGATAAGAGACCCCATGTACTTGATATTTCTTATACTAGTTTGCTAGTTAATAATAAAGAAAATCTACTAGTTAATTTTGATCAGTTACATAAAACATTCATTGAAGTTGTGGCAGCTAAAGCGACTAGAAAATATTCTTCAATATCGCTTATACCTCCAGAACACTTCCTGGGCTCCACACCTTATTTAGTATATATAGATGGCGGGAAAGACACACAGCTATTATTAGCAATGTCCTATGACGCAATACAAAAATTCATACGAGATGTAGTTAGAGATCCAAAACTAGTAGATACTGCTTTTGGTATTAAAAAGATAAGAAAACCAGACTATCCCGGAGAAGCCGAGGAAGACTGGACAGTTAAGCAAGAGATCAGTTTACTAGATATAGGACATATACCTAGTAATGCTTCGGAATATTTTGTATCTCCGTTAGCAGAAAAGATAGGCCGGATTGCGGATATACTGGAAATTAGAGGATACACTAAAGCCACAACTCTT